TTCCATACGTCTCGTTTAAAAGACCCGTGAACGCTGGGGCTGCTGTTACCTCTTCCCACGTTTGCTTGAGGCTAATTGGAACAGTGCCGCCCGTCCTCGCTTTAAGATACTCCAAGAGAGCCGCCTTTGCATTAGCGAAAGTAATATCATCCGCGAGGGTCGTAAACTCAACCCATGTCCCCGTGTCGGGATCTGCAAACGCAGATTCCGAATAGTAAATTTTACGATTGATAGCGTTTCCCGCTGTTGGGGTGTCGCTCGATGCGCTTTCAGATAGTCCGTCCCCGTCCGCTTTGGCTGTATAGTACAACTCAACAGTTGCTGTTGCACCGCTTCGAAAGGATGCAGCGTTGCTTTGGAAACGGTCGTGATATTTTGTCCCTGCGGCTACGTCTGAAAAGGATAGAACGCCTGAGCCGTTAGTTGTTAACGCTTGGCCGTTTGACCCTGCGCTTGTTGGCAATGTCAAGGTATAGGTTGCACCAGCCGAATGAGCTGGCGACTGTATAGTAACGCCGTGCGTGTTTGCTTCGCAGTTTAAAATTATGGCTGCGCTATTGGTGTCGCCTTTAACTTCTAGCACGCCCGTGCCTTTAGGCGCTACAATTATATTGCCGTTGGCTGTGGTCGTCTTTATCTCGTTGGCTTGCGTGTCTAGGTCACCTGCAAGCTGTGCGCTTGCCGCCATCAATGCACCTGCCGCTGCCACGTTTGTTGCGTCCGTTACGTCTGCGCTTGTTTCGATACCTGCCAACTTTGTTGCATCTACTGATGGATAAGTATTCTTTGCAGTATTTGCAGCTACCGCGCTTGCGTCCGTGTAACTAATCTTCGCCGTGTTGGCTGCGACTGCTGAGTCAAGTGCAATGTCTGCCGTCCTTGCTATCGTGCCTGAGCTAGTTGGTAAACTAAGTAAAGCGTTTGCGCCGCCAGTATATCGCAGGTATGCATAATGTGTGGCGCTCTTTATATGCAGCTGCGTGCCAATTGGAATATTTAAAACGGCTTCATTCGCTGATGTTGATCCGTCAATATTTAATGCCGTGTAGGCAGTCGTGCCGCTGCCGTCTGTTGCTACAATGAAATCAATATCGCCCGGACTAGTTTCTGTAATAAGTATTTCACTAATGCCCGTCTTTAGTTTTGCCGTCGTCGCGCCTAACTCTAATGCGCTGTTTGTATTTGCGCCGTCATTAATTGTAGTGCTGACCCCTGTTTTTAAATTGGTGTAAAGCACATTCAAAAAGTCGACAGGCTCCCACTTGCCCGTTATGCTGTTGTAGTTAATTACGTCTTTGCTGCCTAAGCCTGTAAGGTTCACATCAGTCAAAGCTGCTAACGATGTCACGCCGCCAGTACTATCAGCCGCTTGCCATTCCTGTTGTGCTGCTACGTACTTAATGAACTGGCCATCGCTTACGCCTGCAACATCAACGTCGGATAGATCGCCAAGCTTTGCGCCTGTAACTGGTGTGCCTGCTGCAATGGTAATGTTATCGCGCTTAATGCGAAAGGTATATGTCGTGACCTGTGAGTAACGGCGCGGATCATATTCAATTTCTATGTCTACGTTGTTAAACTGTACAGACTCGACGTTGACACCGTTGTATGTGCCGCTGACGCGATCCAATGCACCTCGCACTTTGTCGGCTAAGTCGGCTGCACCGTTATAGCTGTCAGAAAAGCAAATGATTTCCATGCGCACCTCATCCAACTTCGACGGCCCGTCGTGCGTGTCTTCAGGTGCAACGCCCTGCAATTGGTAAACAATAAACGGCGTGGCTGTTTCTTGCTCTGCAATCTCAGGGAATATATTTGTGCTGACTATATCCGTCACAGCACTTGTGCTGCTCAGAATACCATATACTGCTTTACCTACGTTCATCACTTATTCTTTTTACGTGCAACCTTTCTAATCTGAAAGTCATATTTTTTCCTCATTACTCTAAATGCCTCAGCTCTAACCGCTCTAATTGACCTTTCAAAAACGCCCTTTTGTTTATTGCCTCCAAATTTTTGGTCACCGCCTTCGACAATATTTGCAAACCAACCGTCAGCATTCTCCGGCTGTCGCTTGCCTACTTTAGGGCCAACCCAAAAAGTGCTGTGCTGCTTATCTATTTGCCACACTTTTATTGACCTTCTTAGCGTTCCGATGGGGATTGTAGGCCCGCCTTTTTTGCCGCCTCTGCGCACTCTAATTACTTGCTTTGCATCTTTGATATTTTGAAGCATTTCGTCTCTGTACAATTTACCTACGGCGCGGTGTATTCGTTTCTGTACGTTTGGATCGTTGACCTTCTTACGTAGTTGCTCAAACTGTTTAAGCAGCGGTTTTATATCTGCGCCTATGCCTTCAAAGCCAACTGCACCGCCTTTTTGCTGTAATGATCCTTGCGCCATTACGTCCCTGAGATTTGACAAAGCAAAATAAGCTGATCGTCGCGGCCTATTTCTTCAATGCCTTGGATATTGTATAACTTAGAATCGTAAAGTACGCGGTCATCTGCCTTAACTCCACGGCTCGCGGCGCTGCTTCGTATTTTAAACTTCACACGTTGCACAGGCATATCTTGATCTGTTACAATGCGCTCGGTCATGCCGATGCCGTTCTTCATCAGTTCGGCCCAAACCGTTATTAGCGTGCTGTAAGTTTGCACGCGCTCGCCGTAGGTGTTTGTGCTAGTGGTGTAACGCTGTACAGTTATTCTCCTGTCGCTTTGTCCTATTCTCATCGGTCAGAAATTACGCGATATGGATTTAGTAAGCTGTGGATAAGGTTAGGCACTTCGCTGCTTATCGTACCCACTACCACGATATTGCGGTTCTCATAATAGTGCGCTACCAACAACTTGACCGCGTGCAGTAACCCGTCAGGAATAGAACCCTCTGCATAACCTAACGTCATGTTAACCTGTACTCCGTTGCTTATGTATTCGTAAACGCTTGGCGGTGATACAATGCTAATGCGTGCAGGCTTTCGCTTGAGGTCGGCATAGTATTGGTTTGTCGGCAGCGTGCTTGTTGTGCTTGCCGTTGGGTTGTATGTGATGCTTATGATGCTAGCAACTGGACCAATAGGCACTTCAAACATGCCTTCGAAATTATCTAAGTACATGACAGCAGGCAAGTCACCTAATTGCAGGTTGCAATAGTTCTGCACGTATTCAATGGCAGCGCTTCGTAGCGCTTCGATTAAAGTGTCTTCGTCGCTGTGATCAACACGCAAAAAGGTTTTCAGGTCTGCCGTGCTTACTATGCTTGACTCTGTTGCCGTTCCTGTTATTTCGAGGGTATAGTACATGTCGCTAAAATACGGACAAAAAAAAGAGGAAGCCGAAGCCTCCCCTTTCTATTAAGTATTTAACTCTTACGAGTCAGCGCCCAAGATAGTTGCTGCTGCGAATGGCAACGCTCCAATTGATCCTGCTCGTCGCACCTTAGCATCAAAGAAAGTGTCTACTACAATCTTGACTGTCCCAGCGCTAATGCCTGAGAACGGATCAACAGTTACGTCGAGGCCACCCCAGTTTGCATAGAACATATCTGACCAGTCACCATAGTAACAGAATCGCAAAGCGTCCCATCCCGTAGCTGCTCCAAGTGCAACATTAGCACCTCCGTCAATAAGCTGTGAAGCATAAACCGCACCTGCATTAATTGAAGGAACTGAACCGCTTGACAATACATTATATCCAAACATCTGACCGTTGTCAATTAACGCGCTAACAGAATCTACGTTTGCCAATCCCATCAACTCAGCCATAGCAGTTGGATGCATTACAAACTGTGTGTTGTTCTCTGCTCCGTTTGCTGTAATCTCGCTCCACAAGTTGCGCAAGTCAACGGCTGCTGTCTTGAGCAAGTCGTTAGTGCCTGTCTCAGTACCCTTCACAACTGTACCCGTGCCGCCCGCCAAAGCAGTAGCGCCACCGATTCCGTGTACGGCAAGCAAAGCAATCTTATCCTGTACGTTAGCAATAGATCGTCCAAAGTCTGCTGCAATCACCTCGGCCATGTTGCCGTTGGTTTGGTTGATAGCTTCCTTAGTTACAATCATTTGCTGTGCGATACGCTGTGGGCTTAGAGTCTGCTGACCCATTGCACCTGTGTTGCCTGTGATTCCTGCCGCTTCAGCTGGCTCTTCAGCCGCGTCAGTTGGAAGTGAAGGCATCTTAATGTCTCCAACAAAACCGTTGAGCTGTGTTGCACCAGTAGCAGTAAGCAAAGAGTTAGAGCGCAAAGCGCCAACTAAAGCAGTTACCTCGGTTGCTACTGTTGTCACTGCGTCATTTACACCAGCCGCACCAGCATCAACACCGTACACGTTACGTGCTTCGTTCAGCATTGATTGAGGAATAGCAAAGTCACCGCGCAAGCCCAAGCCCAAAGCAGATGCCTCGCTGCGTGCTTCCTGTGCAATTTCCTTCTCTAATCCTGTCACGCCGCCCTGTGCTGCTTCGCGCAAAGCCTTGCCCAAGTCAAACTGTGCCGTGGCCTTAATGACTTCTTTGTCGCTTCGTACAACTGCATCGGCTGCAACTGCAAGACGCTTCAGGCGTGCTTCGTTTTTCGACAATGCGTCGCGCTGCTGTTCAGCGGCTTCGAGCTTTGAGTGAATATCTTGCGTCTCTTCCAATTCCTCAGAAGTGAGCGCCCTTTCCTCGGTTTCTGCGAGGTCGTTGACGTTAGCGAGCTTTGCCTCTAGTTGGCTGATATAGCGGGCCGCGTCTGTTGAGTTTCTAAAATTCATAATCTTTAAAAGTTTCGCGGGTCGTTCCGCTATTGTAGCAAAGGTACGTACTTCGTTCTTTTCGTTTGTTACCTCTGATTTCGTTTCAGGTTCTTGTACTGGCTCAGGCTTGACCTCTGCCATATTGCGAGCCGCTACCGTAGTAGTTGGGTACGCTGGATACGTAACTGGCGACACGTCTAGTAGTCGCGCCATCTTAGTAACCGTGCGCATGGTGCGCGATTCGTTCCACTCCTGATCCTGTATTGTAAAGGCAAAGGAGCTTTGCGATATATCGCCGCGCTTTATGAGTTTGTAAAGGTCGCGCCCGTCCTGCGTGTCTGCCAATGCCGCCCTATACTTTAGGCCGCTCTCGTCAATGCTCAATTCTAACGTGCCGTTCTTGGTTCGTGCCATCGGTGCGCCGTCATGGTTAAGCAACAGTCGCACGTCATCTTCCATAACCTCGTCAAATGCACCGCGTGCAATCTGTTCTTTAAAATATCCTAGGTCTGTAACCTGTTCAAAGTTCGCTGCATAGCCTTCAATCACTAGTGAGTCATCGCCAGCGGCGCGCACTTCGCTAGTTCGCAGTTCTACGTTCTCGCCGTACTGTGCACGAATTTCTTGCTGGTGCTTTTCTGCATTACGATAAGGTTTTTTCTTGTCCTTGCCGTTTGTAGCTACGTCGTGCGATTCGCAAGCCATGTAACCTGTTTGACCTTCAAACTGGTGCGTGTGGTATCCTTCGCAGCCTTGCCGCTGTGCTTGCTCTAAGGCTTCATCCACGGTGCTAAACACTGGCTCGCCGTCTAGTGTACCGAGGCGCTCACGTTGCGCAACTACTCCGTCGCTGCTATTCTTTTCTTCTTTCATTGCATTAACTTTTGATTCGCTCCAATTGAGTGCGGTATCGCCGCCCCAAAGTAAATAACTAATTGTACCGCACGCCTCTGTGTCGTCAGGGTTGTAATATGTTCGGGCGCGGCTCAAGAAACTAAACATCCTTTTTACTCGCGCATCGCTTAGACTTTCTTTGTTTGACAGTATGCGTGCAGTATCTTTACCAACTGCCGTAGCGCATTTGCCGCCTACCTCTTCGTTCAGACGTAACCCACGCTTTGCGTTGTTCGTCATTGAGTCAGGGTATTTATCAAACGCCATCGCTGCTCACTTTATCGCTGTACTTCTCTAAACGATCTAAAGCAATCTGATTGACTTGCACGGTATGCGTGTCACCACCTTGCACTTTGTTCATGTCTTCAGCCGCCCTGGCTTCGTTGATGCTTATGACTCCAGCCTTTACAAGCGTGTCATAGTACTGCGCACGGCTGACGCTATCGCCGCGCAATAGGTCACTCAAGTCAAAACGAGTAAAGTGTGTTGGCCGTTCGTCAGGTGCTAACAGCTTGCAGTTCATTTCCTGCTCTAGCCTGCGGGTCCATGGAACAATCGTATACTTTGCAAACTGAATGGCTTGCTGCTCCGTGTTGCTGTAAGTTACGTTTGACTGTACGCCAACCATGGAAGGAGGCACGCCAAAGATTCTGCAAATTTCTTGGTTGAGGAAATCGCGCTGCTCGGTAAGGCTAGCATTTTCAGGATCAACGGCAATACGATTGTAGCTAAAGCCAAACGGCAAAAGCTTAGTGCCTAGCTGGTCACCGCTATTGTTCCAACTGTCTTTGATAATATCAATCTGCTCTTTTTTCAGCGGCTCGTTGCTTGACAATATGCCCGTCATGTTTCCGCTGCTACCAAAGAACTCTGCTGCAAAGTCCTGCGCTGCCTTCGCTAGTCCTAACATCTCACGGTGTAACTCAATAGGACTCTGTCCGTATAGGTTGCAAGTAATAAGCATGTCAGCATGGAAGTAAATGCCATGGTCTTTAATGTCATATACTAAATCACTATCGACCATCTTTTGCTTTACGCTCTTTGGGTTGACTAGGCAAAGCTCATACGGATCGCCATTAGGTAGCCGCTTTATAATTGCATAGGCTTTGCCATAGATGAGAACGTTACTAATATAGGTTTCCCAAAAGTCAAACGCTGTATAACCTGGCTCAGGTTCTTGGCTGATAAGGTCTTGCGCTACGTGGCCCGTTGCTTTAATCACACCGTCTTCGTTTCGCGTCATTATATCCAAGTGCAGTTGTGCAATGGTTGACGCTATGCGACTGACACAAGCGTAAACGGTAGTCAATCCGAGCGCTGTTTCTGTGTCGATAAATGCGCCGCTCTTTGTTGAGATGCCGCGCAAGTGTGAAGCGAAGGAGGGATAACCTGTGTAAGCTACCTGTACACCGCCGCGTTTAAAAATCCGTTGGAACAAATTTGCCATTGTGCGCTAAGTTACGAAAGGTTGATAATTTCAAAAAAGCCGTCATCTTCGTTTGGTGTTTTCATGTGTTCACCTATTCCCATAATCATTGCAACAATCGGGTCAATCTTACCGCTGCTCTTTTGTTTGTCTGCTTTTATGTTGCCTGCTGGGTCTGTCTTCAGTTCTACGTTGCCCAATGCCCAACGCAGTACTGGGTCACCGTCGTGCCATATCTTTCCTGTGCGTGTCATGACCTCGACCTGTTTTGTTGGGCTGCTCATCGATACAAAACCCTGACCGAATGGCGTAAGGGGCACGCCGTCATCAACTAAGTCAATAGCAATCTGCGTGCTGTTGTATCTGTCAAAAGCAATCTTCTCAACGTTGTATGTCTGCATTAGATTGCTCTCGTCTATGACTTGACCCTCTGGCCTATTCATTACGCCGCTGACTTTGCGCCTTATGCTTGCGTAGTCTGTTACATTACCGTCAGTTAAATGCACGTTGGGCAAGTCAACAAAGGTGCGATAAATATGCCCAGGGTCACGATCTAACACGGCGTGTACTGTGTCTTCAGGTAACCAGTAATGTCCTCGCACATGATAGCCGCCTTCGTCAGGGTAAACCATAACAAGCGCCGTCATATCAGAAACGCTTGCAAGGTCAAGGCCACCGTAGCAACGCAAGCCTTTTAAATCGGCATCGCGTTTGTTCTCCATCCATACCTCATCCTGTATCCAAGTCTTTGAAGCGGTCACCCATTTGTTCAGGTGCTTGGTTTTAAATTCTACCTCGCGCGATCCCCCTACGTTAATAGCTTGTTGCAATTGGCTGTCTAGTAACTGAGGCCGTAACGCTGTGCCCAGTGACGGGTTGGCTTTTACCCACGTGCTGTTGTCCGTCCAGTCGTCATCTTCGTCAAGCTCGTAGATAATAGCAAACTGCGCGTCATCGTGTTTGACTTCGTCTAGTATTTCCTTGCACGTCTTTTGCAATTGATAGCATGGCGACTCACGGTTAAAGCCAGCAGTGGTAATTGTCAGATGCATCGGGTTACGACGCGCCTGCATTCCTGACCGTAACACGTTTGCCACGCCGTCCGTTTGGTGTGCGTGGTATTCGTCAATGCCTGCAAAGTGAATGTTTAAGCCGTCAAGCGTATCGCGGTCTGCGCTTAGGTACGTGCATCGCGCCGAGAGCGTTGGCGCTTTAATGTCGTGCTTTCCTGCTTTGAGATGTTTCCTGAGCGGCGGCGAGACTTGAACCATCCTTTGCGCTTCGTCGAATCCGATTTTGGCCTGGTCTTTCTTAGTCGCTGCAAAATAAACCTCGGCAGCCTTTTCTTGATCAAAGAAAAGAGCAGCGAGCGCACAGCCTGCCATAAGAGTGGTCTTCCCATTTTTGCGAGCAACCGTAATATAAGCATAGTTAAAGCGTCTTGTTCCGTCTTCACGGAACCACCCGTAAAGATTCCACAATATAAACTTTTGCCAAGGAAGTGGATTAAACGCTTGTCCATCCCACTCGCCTACCGTGTGACGGATCGCCTTTTGAAAAAAGGTAATGTAAGCCTGTGCGGTCTTTGGTCTAAACTCTAAGCCGCGCTCTTCCGCTGTGTCTAAGTCTTTCAGATAACGTTGGCAAGCTTTGAGCGTGTACTTGCTGGCAACTTGCTTGCCTTGTATAACGTCAAGTGCATACTGGTGCGCTTCCCCTTCATGCATCTTTGAAAGTTAGCAGCTGCTCCAGTTCGTCATCTAGTTCTACCTCTACCTCAATGCGCTTGCGTGCTGCTGGTGTCATGCCCAACTCCTTCAGAACAACTAAATACTTGCTTCGTGACTCAACGAGCATCTGATGTTCTGGCCTGTGCTTAGTCATCGTGCCGCCTTCTCTGTTCT